GTTTACGAACACGTTGACGACAATTTTGTTCAAATATTTAATGATGTAGCAGCAGATTCAGAAGAATTTGATATTTACATTAGCGATTTTAAATCAGATTTATTATTTTTTGATTTAGTTTAAAAAACAACTCCTACCTCACCCCAAAGACATGCGGTATTTTTTAAAGGTGATTTATGATTAAAGAAATTTATGATTTTCTAGTTATGCTAGACAACACAGGCGCGGCATATTTGATTTTTTTACTTGGCTTTTTGTTAATGGCTGATTATTGCTTCACAGCTCAAGCAGAAGTTAATCGTTTACGCAAATTACTTAAGCAGGCGATGAGATGAGCGAATTACAAGATTTTAAAATAGGTGACATGGTTGGTTTGACTGTTGAAAATATAGATGTTAATGGTGATGAAATGACATTTATATTTACAAATGGCACAAGAGTTGAATTCTACCATTCGCAAAATTGCTGTGAAGCTGTTTACATTGAATCTGTTGTTGGTGACATAAACGACCTAATTGACAATGTATTACTTGTTGCTGAGGAAGTATCTAATTTTGATACTCCTGCAAGTAAGCTAACCGAAGATGAGGTAGAGTGGGGTGAAGTAGAACAATGGACATTCTATAAATTTGACAGCAACAAAGGCGGTATCACTGTTCGCTGGTATGGCGCATCGAATGGTTATTACAGCATTGATGTTGACATGAAGCAGGTGATGAGATGAGCGCAACCCTAGCACTAACGCTGTCATTCTTAACGATTGACACAAACATCTCTATCTCCTAAAATTTTATTTTTGTTTGCGTTCTTGTGAACGTGGGTACATATTAATGCTTTTTTTTAATCTTGTAAATTATAATTTACAAAATAAACAAATAAAAAATAAAGTTGCAATTATTTCAAAGAGTTAAAAACAGCGTCTTGTACTTTTTCTTTGTTGCGCAGTGCGGCTAAGACTGCGCTATCAATGGTATTTTCTGCCAAAATGTAATGAATGATTACTGCTTTTGTCTGTCCTTGCCGGTGGATTCTCGCATTGGCTTGCTCAAATAGCTCAAGCGAGTGAGTTAACCCGTACCATACAATCACGTTGCCGCCTTGTTGCAGGTTTAATCCATGCCCAGCACTGGCAGGGTGACAAGCAAGCAATGGGATTTTTCCATCGTTCCAGTCTTTTACTTTTTGCTCGCTGTTTTCCTGAAGCGTTTGCACTTGCGAAAAACGCTGCTTAATCGTTTGCAAATCGGCTTTAAACGTATAAAACAGCAAAATGGGTGAATTGGTTTCACTGATGATGGATTCAAGCGCATCGCCCTTTGCTTGATGCAACACCAACGTGTTTTTATTTTCATCATAAAGAAAACCGTTTGCAATTTGGATACACTTGCCAACTAATACAGCCGCATTAGCTACAGCAATTGTTTCTTTATCCACTTCAACGATTAACTCTTTGCGGATCTCTTTATAAACTTCCTGAGTATATGGGCATTTTATCTCAATAACATTGCCATCATAATACCCATCCGGACTTGCACCAAACGGTAATTTGTCATGTAATACAAACTTATTACCAGGCTCTACAATGTCATCAAACTCTTTTTCTAATGCAGATAATGCAATAGACTCATGAATATTACCGTACTCAGTCATCTCATTACCTTCAAAAGGAGGTTCACGTAAAGTCATTTGACGCCATAACTTTTGTCTTTCATATACAGCAGACCACGCATTACTAGCTGTAATAACGTTATGACGCCTATTATCTTTTAAATGACTCATGCAGACTTCTTAAGTTCGTTAGCATACTCACGTAGTTTTTCTTGAGCATTTGGTGTTAATTTAAAAAATGCTTGTTTAAGTTCACCACGTTTAGCAGCTTCTTCTAAGTTATTCCTAGCAATTTCTAACTGTTCTTCTGTAAGAGTATCTTCAACTTCTACAGGTTTAGCAGAGTCAATAGAGTCGTGTTCTACAATTTCAAAAGCATTTACCCACAGGTAACGCCTTAAGTAACTCTGAACCGCTCCTAAATTTTGTACTTCATGACAGCCTTTTAAAGCTGCAGTTGACATGGGACATTTAAAGTCAATAAATTGTGACGTATCATCCATATCAGTTATAGTTAAAATAGCAATGTCTGTATAAAATGTAACAGTTCCACAAATACCAACGTCATTACAAATAGTTTGAATAGTGGGTAAAAAGTCACTTAGTTCAAAATATTGGTATCCAGCAAATTTATTCTTACCAGACTTTTTAAGTTCTGTATTTTGCAAAGCAAGTCTAGCTTGCATTAATTTTTTATGAATACTCATTTATTCTCTCCTGTTGTTGTGTTTCCATCTCGTGTAATTCCTGCATCACTTGCTGGTAAAATTGGTCTTCCATTTTCTCTCTCCCATTTGTCGTTATCTAATTTAAGTTCTTCAGTTAGTCTTTTAAGTATTACTGATATGTGTTCTAGTTCTGTAGACATAACATCCCCACTATAATTAAAACTAATATGACAGTCAAGATATTTGTTGTTATATTTTCTTGATGTTCTGTATCGTCATGTTTATAGTCAACACCATATCTTTCACGATAACTTCTAGGTGTTTTATAATTCCATTGGTTATACCAGGTATTATGTCTATCTTTATCCCATCCCCAATTAGTCATCATGTTTCTCCTGTTGTTCTAATAAATGCTCTGCTTCTAATTCTTTTTGCTCAAGTCTTTCCATATCATCTAAATATGCGTCTGGGTCTAAATGTCTTTCCATTATATAGCTCCTGCAAACTTACCCATAGCCCAAAGGCAAAAGGCTACATAAACCCAGAATAGTACTGATAATGCTATCATTGTTGAAATTTTCATGTCTCTCTCCTAAAGTTGACAATTGAACTCTAAACCCATAAAAAACACATGTCAAGTATTTTCTATATAAAAAATAGTTTGCTTATAGATTTTATTCATGATAATCTTTTTTGGCATTACTAACAAAGGAGAGCAGCATGCGTATTAAAAATTGGGATAAATACCAGCATTACAAGCATAAAAGTGATATGAAGTGGTTTAAATGCTATGGTCGTGATATTTTAAATGACCCTGATTTTATGAAAATGGATGATATAAAACAGGCAACTTTATTTAAATTATGGTGTTTAGCTAGTGAGTCAAATGGCAAATTACCACAAATATCAGATATTGCCTTTAGATTTAGAAAACCTATTAGCTTTGTAGAAAAATTAGTAAAAGAATTAGATACTTGGCTTATAAGAAATGAAAGTATAGAGAAAGTCTATACAAATACTATAACAGATAAGAGTAGATTAGATAGAGATAAGATAATAAAACCCATTATGCGATTTGAAGAGTTCTGGAATTTATACCCACCTGTAAGAAAAAATAATAAAAAAGGTTGTTTAGAAAAATGGCAAGCAAAAGACCTTGACTTAATAGCTGATAAAGTTATAGGCTATGTCAATATGATGAAAGAAACTAAATCATGGAAAGAAGGGTTCGTGCCAGCACCTATGACATTACTTAACCAAGAAAGATGGGATGATGGAACTGTAACTAATATCCGTAAAGTTTGGGAAGGTGGCATCTAGTGAACATAGGTGAAGTAATAGATAAACTAACAGTTAGCCAATCAACAGTTCAAGAATTTTATAACGAGGGGTATGGACATGCGGAGTTTAAGGTTAAGAGTACGGATTTATTTGCTGACAGTTTGGTACAGTATTTTAGTGAAGAAGTTCATAGTGGCAAATCGCTTGGCTGGATTAAGACGGAAGATAAGTTTAGGGTTAGGGCTTCGGAATTAACAATTCTTACTGGTGTATCAGGTCATGGTAAATCAATGTGGTTATCACAAGTTGTATTGTCTATGATGAAACAGAATACTAAATGTTTAATAGCGTCTTTAGAAATGAGACCTGTTCTTACATTAGCTAGAATGATTACACAAGCATTAGGTTCACCAGAGCCAACAGATGAGTATATACATAAGTTTTGTGAACGTGCTAAAGACAAGTTATATATATACGACCAAACAGGAAGCACTAAGTCAGAAGATATGATAGCAACTCTGCATTATGGAAAACATGTATTGGGAGTTGATGTGTTTATTATTGATAGCTTAATGAAATTGGATGATGTAACTGAAGAGTCTTTAGATGGACAGAAAAGATTGACAAACAGTTTAGCGGTTATAGCACGTGATTTACAGGTAAGTATTTTTTTAGTAGCACATACTAGAAAACTTAAAGACGAGTCAGAGATACCAGACGCTACAAACATTATGGGAAGTTCGCATATTCGTAACTTATGTGATAATATTATTTGTGTATGGCGTAACAGATACAAAGAGAAGTTAATAGAAGAAGGCAAGACTTCGGATGACGAGTTAAAGATTATTCCAGATGCAAAGGTCTTTGTTCAGAAGCAGCGTAATGCACAATGGGAAGGTTCATTTAACTTTTGGTTTGACCAAAAAGGTTTACGATATAAGGAGAGTCCATGATATTAGATAACTTACCAATAACACCTATTACTTCTGTTTACAATGCAGTTGAATATGTTGTAAAAAAACAAGATAAACCTAAAGAAATATTGCCATTAGAAGTAAGACAAAAGTTTGATAGATGGAAGCGTGAAGACTTTTACAAAGATGACCCTTATAAAGAAATGTGGGATAAAAATTGGATAAACAAATAACCATAAACGAATTTATTAAACTTTGTAAAAAGCTATTCGGGGATAACATAGAATACAAAGCAACTTCTAAAGACGGACAAGTATTTAAAACGAAAGGATGGAGAGATGATAAAGTGGGCATTAACCAAAGACAACTTACCTCAGCTTATAGAGAAGCTAAAAAATCTTGACTTTACTAAACGCTGGCGTGTAACAGTAACAGACGCTAAACTTAACCGCAGCTTAGAACAAAACGAAAGACTATGGGAATTGTATACAAGCATAGGTCAGCATCTTGGCATTGAAAAAGACAAGATACATGAACTTATGGGATATAAATTTTTACGATACCAAACAGAAATTGCAGGTATGCCTGTAGAACTTATAAAATCAAGTACTAAACTAACCACAAGTGAGATGACAGAATATCAACAACAGATAGAGGTATGGGGTCAGACTATGGGTTGGGGTTGGGATTATTAGTGAACTATCGTAACCCTAAATTACTTAAACTAGCAGATGGTGCACCATGTATGATTTGTTCTATGCAAGACGGAACTGTAGTATCTGCACACTCTAACCAACTACGTGATGGTAAAGGAACAGGTATAAATGGACATGATTACCGTATAGCTTTCTTATGTCACCAATGCCACCATATGATAGATAATGATAAGATGTTAGATAAGAATGATAGAATAGCAGCATGGGAAGAAGCACACCGTAAAACTATAGGCTGGTTATTTACTAACGGACATTTGGAGGTAAAGTAATGGGTAAAGGTTCTGGAAGAAGACCATTGTTAATTTCTGAACAAGAAGCACAAGATAACTGGGACAAGATATTCAAAAAGGAAAAGAATAGTGATGACGTATCACCACACGCTTATGAATACGAACTTAATAAGTCCACCGGTAATGTAGAGAAAAGATTTAAAGAAGGAACATCTAAACCTAACGAAAGTCAATTTGATGGCAACTAGCCCAACGCAATTAAGTCTTAAAAAATTACGAGAAGAAGGATACACAGTAGCAGTAGTAGAACATTGGAATAGTTTTGCAAGGATAAGACAGGACTTGTTTGGCTTTATAGACCTACTAGCTTTAAAAGGTAAAGAAGTATTAGCGGTACAAACAACCACAGCAGGTAATATGTCAGCTAGAGTAAAGAAAATAGGTGACCATGAAAACGTAGGACATGTTCGTGAAGCTGGTTGGACTATTCATGTACATGGTTGGCATCAAGACGATAAGAAAAAATGGCATTGTAAAATTAAGGATGTATCGTGAATACCAGAGATAAAATACTAGCTTACCTTACAGAGCCTAAAGCTATAAAAGATATAGCAGCACATGTAGATGGCAATTACAATACTATTAAAAACTTGCTTGTCACCATGAAGATGGAAGGTCATATACACGCATTCAAAGATAAAGATAATAGACTTATGCACTATTACATTCCACAGCCACATCCGCTACAAGGTATATTTGGACACACAGCAAACTTCACAGAAGACCAGATAAAAGGTGTTATCAGTCATAACGCAGATGATGCTAAACATAACCTTCAGCAAAGAACTACACAAGAAACATTTGGGCAAAGCGTAGCTTATACGCTAACACAATATGATTAGTATGGAACGCTTATTGTCCATCCTAGAGGATTGGGCTTTATGGATGAAGTCGGATAATCACAAATTAGGTTATCCATCTAAAAGCATAGGCATGTCATCTGGTGGTGAGTCTACAAGTGAGGCGTTTGAAGAGATGTGTTCTGCCCAAGATATGTCTAATGTTAGAACTATTCACGCTATCGTGCATAGCTTAGAACAAGGACAACAAGAAGCTATCTATGCTAAATACTTAGGTGCTAAACCACCATTAGCCTTTTATTGGCAATTAGATATGGCATACGATAATTTACTGACAATAGCAGAAAGACGAATAAACGCATAATGTTGTTGAACAGATATAGTAAAGTATGCTATAATACTACTTGTTGGACAACTCCTGTCCGTTAATAACGTAATCCCACAAAAGCCTGACCATACTCTCTCCTTGGTTGGGCTTTTTCTTTTATATGACACTTTTAGTAACGATATGCTCTCAATGCGGTGACCCATTTGACTCTACCGAGTATCCGCTATGCAAAGATTGTAGATATGACCATAGATTTATTAAATTAAGGAAACAACATGAAGTCAGCACCGAAGACAAAAGCAGGCAAGATGAAGAAGGTCAGCAAGGTAATGAAGGAATTTAAAACAGGTTCATTACATTCAGGTAAGGGTGGTAAAGTAGTAAAATCTCCTAAACAAGCTATCGCTATTGCTTTATCAGAAGCTGGCATGGCTAAAAAGAAAGGTAAATAATTATGCCAATGGTCGGAAAAATGAAGTTTGCTTACACAGAAAAAGGTAAGAAAGAAGCTAAATCATACGCAAAGAAAACAGGTAAAGCTATGACAGCTAAGCCTATGAAAAAGGCAGCTAAACGTGGCAAATAAACCAGGTCTATACGCTAACATTGCAGCCAAGAAAGCTAGAATTAAAGCTGGCTCTGGTGAGAAGATGCGTAAAGTAGGTTCTAAAGGTGCACCTACTGCTATGGCATTTAAACAATCAGCAAAGACAGCTAAGAAAAAGAAATGATTAAGAAGGGTAAGGAAACATTTTCAGGTTATAATAAACCTAAGAGAACGCCTAATCATCCTACTAAGTCACATGCAGTATTGGCTAAAGATGGTGACCAAGAAAAACTTATACGCTTTGGACAAAAAGGCGTAAGTGGCGACAAAACAAATACAGATAGAGCAAAGTCATTTAAAGCAAGACACGCTAAAAACATTGCAAAAGGAAAAATGAGTGCCGCTTTTTGGGCAAACAAAGTAAAGTGGTAAAACTAGATATATATGTAGGATATGATGGCAAGGTAGAACCAATTGCTTATCATAACTTTTGCCAGTCAGTTATAGAGAAGTCATCTATACCGGTAAGTTTTACACCATTAGCATTAAACACTTTAAAAGACTACGAAGAAACACATAAAGACGGTAGTAACGCATTTATCTACTCACGCTTTTTAGTGCCATATCTAAATAACTTTAAAGGTATCGCACTATTTGTAGATGGCGATATGATTTGCAGAACAGATATTGCGGAGATACTAGCGAATTTTGATACAGACGAAGCAGTTAAAGTCGTAAAGCATCATTACCAAACAAAACATCCTGTTAAGTACTTGGGTGCAAAGAACGAAGACTATCCTAAAAAGAATTGGTCAAGCGTTATGTTATGGAATTGCTCACATTGGTTAAACCGTCAGCTAACACCTAAGTTTGTGCAAGAGCAAACAGGTAAATATCTACACAGGTTTGAATGGCTCAAGTATCCAGAAGAACAAGTAGGTAAGCTAGACGAAACATGGAACTGGTTAGAAACAGAATACGAATATAATGCAGATGCTAAGTTAGTGCATCACACATTAGGCACACCATGCTTTAAAGACTATCAGAATACAGACTATAGTCAAGAATGGTGGGAAACATACCAAAGAATGATATATCCTCTAAAAGGAAAAGATAAAGAAAGCGAGCTCTAACATGGCAGGTTTACTTGAATACACCAAGAATGGTCAAGTAACAGAGCCACCATTGTATCGTTTTATGCGAGGCAATGTTCAGTCTTTCTTAAACTCTATACCTGACCCTAGTGGTCTTACTAGAGAAGAACAGTTAAATTTAGCAGCAAATATTACTCCTACTACAGGTATATTAGGTACATTTATTGGTGCAGGTTCTAAACTATGGAATTCTACTACCAATGATATAGCTAAAGCGTTAGAGAAAAAAGGTGTAGCACCTGAAACTATATGGTCGCAAACAGGTAATGTAAAAGCTCCTGACGGTAAATGGAGACAAGAGATAGCAGATACAAATGTAGATTTAGTTCCTAACTACAAAAAACTTATTAAAGACTATGGTGTAAGAAAGCAATCTG